GTGGTAAAAGAGGTTGCGCGTGTCCTGATGGAACGTACTCTAAAAAATGTTGTGATGGTTCGTTACAAGCGCAAGGAATTGGCTCACTAGAAAGTCAATCAACATCTACAATAGTAATTAATAATTCAGGTACAACAACGACCACTCAAAGAGGGTAAAAAGGTTACAATAATAAATTAATAAAGTTTATAGTTATGAGGGATAATATTTTAAAAGACGTGTACAATAATCAATTAGTAGCATTAAATTCTATTGAGGTGAAACTTGCTAATATAAAAGAGTTAGATGCTTTTTTTTCAGCGGGTAAAAAAGAATTTGATAAGAGCCAAGCTGATTTAATTAAAATTAAGAATTTGGTTAATGATGTAAAAGTAGGTTATAGACAAGCAGGTATTCAATGGACTTCAGCGTTAAAAGTAATTGACGATATATCTGCTCAAGTGAAAGCATTAGGAATTGAAATTCCTGCAAATCTTGCTGGCAGAGGAAGTTCTTTAAAAAATAATGTAAAGGACGCCCTTGATAAAATAGCAAATTTACAAAACGTTGAAAAATTATTATAGTTATGAATGTAAGAGAAGCAATTAACACAATTAAAACTTACCTAAATATGGAGGTTAAATTAGCAAAAATGATGCTTGTAGACGGAGTTACCGTTTTAGAAGCAAATGAATTTGTAGTAGGTCAAGAAGTTTATATCGTTTCTGATGAAGAAAAAATTCCTTTACCAATTGGAGAATACGAACTTGAAGATAATAGAATCTTAGTAGTTTCTGAAGATGGTATTATCGGAGAAATTAAAGATGCTGCTATGGAAGAAGAAGAAGCGGTTGAGCCTGAAGTTGAAACAGAAGTTGAAGCTACGGTTGAAACAGTAGAAGCTACTCCTAAGAAAATTATTAAATCTGTAAGTGAAGAACATCATTTTGCTGAATTGGCAAAACTACAGTCAGAAATTGATGCACTTAAACTTGCTGCGGTTGAAGTAATAGAAACAGTTGAAGAGGTTGAACTAGCGAAAGCAATCGTTTATAACCCTGAAAACAGAAATGAAGTTAACTATGTTGACTTAACACCTAACGCGCCAAAGGGAATGCGTGATAGAATTTTAGAAGAAATATACAATAATAAATAAAAAAAAAGATGGCTACAACAGCAACAATTACGACTACATATGCTGGTCAAGATTCAAAAATGTGGGTAAAAGCTGCTCTATTGAGCGGTAACACATTATCAAATGGAGGTATGACTATCATGCCTAACATCGCGTACAAAACTACGCTACACAAACTTGCAACTGATGGTCTTTTAAAAGATGCAACTTGCGACTTTACTGCAACGTCAACTGTAACTATTACAGAAAGACAATTAACACTTGAGCCTTTCCAAGTTAATTTGCAACTTTGTAAAAAAGACTTTTTATCTTCATGGGGAAGCGAAGAAATGGGATTCTCTGCTCACAAAGTTATGGCTAAATCTTTCCAAGATTACCTATTAGCTTACGTAACAGAAAAAGTTGCTGCTTCAGTTGAAACTGCTATTTGGGTAGGTGCAAACGCTACTTCAGGTCAAATTGATGGTATTTCTACTTTGCTTGCTGCTGATGCTGCTTTACCTTCTGCTCAAGAGGTTGCAGGGACTACTGTAACTGCTGCAAACGTTGTTGCTGAATTAGGTAAAATTGTTGACGCACTTCCTGCTGCATTGTACGGTAAAGAAGACTTAAGAATTTACGTTTCGCAAAATATCGCTAAGGCATATGTTAGAGCTTTAGGTGGTTTTATCGCTGCGGGTGTTGGTGCTAATGGTACCGAAAACAAAGGGACACAATGGTATAATAACGGTGAGCTTTCTTTTGATGGCATTCCATTGTTTATTGCTAATGGATTAGCTGCTAATACTGCAATTGCTACTCAAACTAGTAACTTGTTTTTTGGTTGCGGATTACTTGCAGACACTAACCTTGTGAAAGTTTTGGATATGGCAGACTTAGATGGTTCTGATAATGTAAGATTGATTTTAAGAGCTTCTTACGCGGTTAACTATCATTCAGTTTCTGACATCGTAACTTACGGAATCACGAACTCAGCGAATTAATTAAATTAAATTATAAACTTAAAAGGGTGGTGCAATATACACCGCCCTTTTTTAATACTTAAATATTATGGCTTGTGATATAGCAATGGGGAGAGCAGAAACCTGTAAAGATTCAGTTTCAGGACTTTTAGCAGTTTACCTAATCAATTATGGTATAGGTGAAGGAGATGTAACGTATGATGCAACTCACACAGATTTAATTTCAGCAGTTAACGGAGTTAGTAATCTATACAAATTTGAGTTAAAAGGTGAAAACTCTTTTGACCAAGATATTAAAACGGATAGAAATACGGGAACAACGTATTTTGAACAAAAGTTAAACATCAAACTTAAAAAACAAGATGTAGCAACTACTAAAATGATTAAAATTTTATCATATGGTAGACCGCAAATAGTTGTTCACACGCGTTCTAATCAATTCTTTTTAGTAGGACTTGAGCAAGGTGCTGATGTGGTTTCAGGGACTATTGGCTCAGGAACTAAACTAGGAGACTTTAACGGATATTCTTTAAGCTTTATGGCTGAGGAGAAAGTGCCTGCTAACTTCTTAGATTGTGCAAATGAAACTGCTTTAATAGCTTTATTTGATGCTGCTACAGTTGTAACGGCTTAATTAATTACTATCTAATATTAAGAGCGTACATTTGATGTACGCTTTTTTTTGGTTACAAAAGTAGTATAATTTAGTTTATAAGTATGATACTATTAAATGAGGGTAGCGCAAATCAAACGATTAAATTTATTCCACGTTCGAATACTTATAATACTTTGATAGTTACCAATGAAAGCACGAATGTAAGTGCTAATATTACTATCGTTTCAAGTTTAGTAGGTGACTACTATAATGAAATTGTAGCTTCATTTGACCTTACAAAAGATACGTTCTATTCACTTACTATTAAAAACGGTTCTGATATAGTATTTAAGGACAAAGTTTTTATAAGCAATCAAAATAGTGAAACTTATTCACCTAATCAAAACGTATATACTAGCCACGTTTCTACAAATGACTTTATAATATATGAATAAAATAGAAAATAAACGCCCTAATGTACATGTACTTAGTTTAGCTTCTTACGTTGCGCCTGAACTAACTGAAAGTAAAGACGGAGATTACGTACAATATGGGGATAAAAATAGTTACTATAAATTCCTGATTGATAGATATACTAATTCTGCTACAAATAACGCGGTTATAAACGGAGTAAGTAGATTGATTTACGGTAAAGGTTTAACGGCTTTAGATGCTGCTAGCAAGCCAAATGATTACGCTTCATTTATTACTATGTTTAAAAGTGAAGACGTACGTAAATTAGTTGTTGACTTAAAGATGTTAGGTCAATGTGCTATGCAAGTTCTTTATTCTAAAGACCATAAAAAAGTTATTTCAGTACAACACATAAGCGTTCACCTTATATGCCCTGAGAAGTGTAATAAAGAGGGTAAAATTGCTAACTATTACTATTCTGACAATTGGGAGAATGTAAAGGAGTACGCTCCTATAAAAATACCTGCTTTCAATACGTCTAATTCTGATACCGAAATACTATTTGTAAAACCTTACAGCGTAGGGATGAAGTATTTTAGCGGTGTAGATTATCAAGGTGGTTTACCTTACGCAACTTTAGAAGAGGAAATAGCACAATACTTAATTACAGAAGTGCAAAACAGTTTTAGTGGGACTAAGATAGTAAATGTTAACGGTGGCAGATATACTGATGAGCAACAGGACGATATTAGTAATAAGATAAAATCTAGTTTAACGGGGTCGAAAGGTCAAAAAGTAATAGTTGCATTCAATGAAAATCAAGAGTTAGCTACAACGGTAGTAGATATTCCACTTAACGAGGCGGCAAAACATTATGAATACCTATCTACGGAATCTAGGGATAAGATTTTAACAGCTCACAACGTTACAAGCCCTTTGATGTTTGGTATTATTACGGGTACTGGTTTTAGTTCTAATGCTGATGAGTTAGCTACGTCAATGACTGCTTTTGATAATACAATAGTACGTTCATTTCAAGACTTACTAATAGATGCCTTTGATAGTATTTTAGCGTTTAATAACATAACTTTAAAGTTACATTTTAAGACGTTAAATCCATTTGAGAAACCTATTGATGCGGTTGCACAAGTTGAAACCGCTTTAAGTTCACAAAAAAGTGCTTTACAGACTATTTTAGATGAGTGTGAGGATGCAGAACAAAAGGATTGGATTATTGTAGATAGTAGAGATGTTGAATTAGATGATGAGGATATTTTAAATAATCACATTGATAGTCTCAATTCAGAACTACACGAAAAACTAAACAAACAAACTGTATTATCTAAATTAATTAATCTAGTAAGTACAGGGACGGCACGACCTACGGCAATATCTAAACAAGATGAACTTGTTAAAGAACGATATTTTAAAGTTAGATATAAATACGTTGGTAATAAATCGCCAGAGCGCGAATTTTGTAACGCTATGCTAAAAGCAAATAAGTTATACAGAAAAGAGGATATTGATAAAATGAGTTCGCAAATAGTGAATGCAGGATTCGGAGAATTTGGAGCTGATGTTTACGATATATTTAAATATAAAGGCGGGCCACGATGTCATCATAAATTTGAACGCGTTACAATGATGTACGACTTTAACAATGACAAAGCAGGATTACAAGAGATAGGAACTAGAGCGGCAGAAATTAGAGGTTTTAAAGTTACTAATCCTTTTGAGGTTTCTATATACCCTAATAATTTACCATTGAAAGGATTTAGCCCTAATAATACAAACTTACCTTCAGACGTTAAATAACATGGCAGAAGCATTATTGATAAGCAGAGCGGATATTGTAAAGCATACAGCTATGAATGGTAACATTGATACTGATAAGTTTATACAGTTTATTAAGATAGCTCAAGATATACATATTCAAGGGTACACAGGTACTAATTTATTAAACAAACTAAAAGCTGATATTGTAGCGACTACTTTAGCAGGGAACTACATAACCCTAGTGAATACATATTTGAAACCTATGTTAATTCACTGGGCGATGGTAGAGTATTTACCATTTGCAGCTTACATGATAGCAAACGGGGGTATCTACAAAAAGGGTGCAGAAAATAGCGAAGTAGCTAGTAAAGCTGAAGTAGATTTCTTAATTGAAAAAGAAAGAAGTATAGCAGAAAGTTATAGTAGTAGATTTGATAGTTACATGACTTATAATCAATCTTTGTTCCCTGAATATACAAACAATTCAAGTGACGATATTTACCCAAAACACAGCACAAATCTAGGAGGATGGAAACTATAAAGAAAACATACGAGCCTAAACAAGAGAATTTAGTTAAGCTAAAAGCATATATTAAAGTAATAAACAAAAAAGATGGCAGACAAAAAACTAAGTAGTTATACAGCGAAAACCACGCAGCCTGCAATATTAGATTTATTGCCTATATTGGAGTGGAACGGTGCAACGTACGATAATAAAACTATTACGGGTACACTTGTTTACACTCCTAGAAAACAAAGTGTAGCTAGTAGCGCAACGGTTACCCCTACTTTTTTAAATGATATTGTAGAAATAACAGCACAAGCGGCTAACTTAACTATTGCTAATCCAACAGGAACAGCAGTAGATAATATGCCTATGCTTATACGTATTAAAGACAACGGTACAGCGCGTACAATTGGATTCGGTACACAATATAGAGCAATAGGAGTAACATTACCTACAACGACTGTAATAAGCAAAACTTTATATATTGGATTAGTGTACAATGCAAACGATACAAAGTGGGATGTTTTAGGAATCAATCAGGAAGTTTAATTAATAAAAAATAAATAAGATGAGTTTACCAAATTTAGATAAGTTAGTAGCGAGCAAAGGGGTGTTTATAGTAAATGATACAACTGAAAAAACAACAGCATTTGCAGGAATTTTAGTATTAGAAGACACAGTGTTTAACACTTTAAAAGTTAGTGGTTCTGACGTAAAAAGTACTTATATTTCAACTGCTGCAACGGCTATAAAAGCGGGTGCGTTTATTACGGGTCAAGGGGTTAACTTTTCAGGTGTTAAGTTAACAAGTGGTTCAGTAGCTTTAGTTTTAGCATAATGTTTGGCTTCGGTTATACGGGCATTATTGCCTCGATGAAAAAACTACCAAGCGGTGGTAGTAACGGTGCTTTAACAACTGCATGGATAGCGGCAACGGGCGAAACAGATGTCACTATTTTAGGTGCGTTGAACACTCTTGAAAGCGGTTTAACTACATACGGTTTAACTTCTAAAATGAAGTATTTAAATTTAGGCGTAGGAGCCACCAGTTTAAAACACTCTTTGAATTTCATGAACACGGCTCAATATGTTGGTACTTTTTCTAGTGGTTTTACGCAAAATAGTACGGGGATAAACGCAAACTCGGCAGCTTACATGCAGTTAGTGATAAAGCCTAGTGATTTAAACCAAAATAGTATATCGTACGGGGTTGTACAACGTTTTAATACAGGACTTGGATTCGCTTTATCAGCTTTAGGCCCGTCTTCAAGATGTGAGTTATGGCCTTATGCTGGAGGTAACGATGCTTACACAAGTGCAAACGATAGTACTGCTGAATATTTTTTAAATACTGCTGGTAGCGGGTTTTATATCGTTTCAAGAACGGCATCAAATGTTATAAAAGCTTATAAAAATGGAGTTGTAAAAACATCAAAAACAACAGCTTCAATATCTCCTAGCACGTTTCAATTTGTTTTAAATGCTAGAAATAACAATGGTTCTATATCTAATTACAATACAAATGAATATTACTTTATTTTTGTAGCTGAAGGATTAAGCGATACGGATGCAACAAATTTAACTACTATTCAACAAACTTTTAAAACAGCACTTTCAAGATGAACGGTAGAAAATTAACAATAGAGCAAAAAGACGCTATACATGGTGTTTTTTTTAACCCAACAACTTTTTTTAATTGTGTTCAAGATATTAATGATGATTGGTTTATTTTATTAAGTGAATCAGATATTAATAATTTAGGCAATTTTAATTACTTGCTAGAAATATCAGAGGAAAGTTTTACACCTCAATCACCAGTAAACCCTTTTTAAGAAATGAGAGAATTTGTAGATATAACAAAAAAGTACGGAGTGACAGGAGTATTAGCTTGTTGGCTATGGATTACAAACTCAAGAGTGCAAGCATTGGAGGCTAAATTAGAACATTGTTACGAGTTAAGAATGGCAAACGGGAATTTAAAAGCTAATAGAATGTATAGTAAATCAATTAATTTTGCTATCTTACCAGACAAATTTAAAATAAGAAGAGGATGAGAAATTTAAAAGAAGTGAAAAAGAGATGGAACGCGGAAACACCGATGTTTTTTAAGAAGTTAATCCACGTAGGAATAGTAATAGGCTTAGTTGGTGGTGCGTTAATTACGTTACCTGCTACAGCTTCAGTAGGTGCGGTTCTAGTTACAATCGGAACGACTGCCGCAACGGTTTCAAAGTTTGCTAAAATCTAAATATGAAGACGAGCCAAAAAGGTATTGAATTAATAAAACTATTTGAGGGGTGCAAGCTGAAAAGTTATAAATGCCCCGCAAATGTTTGGACTATTGGCTACGGCAATACGTTCTACTTAGATGGTAGCAAAGTTCTAATGGGTCAAAAGATTAGCCAAGTAGAAGCTGATATGTTAATGCTAAAACTATTGCCTAAATACGAGGCTACAGTAATCAAAAATATTAAGGTTACTGTAAACCAAAACCAATTTGACGCCCTTGTGTCATTTTGTTGGAACTGTGGAAGCTCACAAGCTTTATTCAGATTAGTAAATCAAAAAGCTACAGATGAGGTAATTTATGATTGGTGGATTAATCATTACGTTACGGGTGGTGGTAAGTTACTTCCAGGACTTATTAAAAGAAGACGTAAAGAAGCTGACTTGTTTATAAAGAAATAATCACTATATTTACACGGGTTTTTCATAATTTCCCATGTGTTTTTTTTGGTTAGGTTAAATTGGGCCGAATAGCGAAAGTTGTTCGGCCTTCTTATTTAGAATCAATATAAATAGTAATTATTTTATAATAAAGTTTGTAATAGTCAATATTATAGTTATCTTTGCTATGTCAATAAGACGTAACAATAATAAAAACACAAATTATGAAAGCAACACAAAACAAATTAGAAAACACGTACATCGCACCGCCTTTAGGAATATGTATTAAATGGTGGAAATCAAAAAGCAAAGCAGAAGCAACTACAGGAAGCTTCAATTATGAGTTATACTTACAGTATTTAAAAGCAATAAACAAATAATTATGAGAAACACAATTAAAACACTAGAAGAATGTATCGCGGATTTAAAGAAATTAATTCCTAGTCATGCGAAAACAACATTTATCAATTATAAAGATATTGATTTAGAAGTAGAATTTCAAGATAGCTACGACAATAGATTCCCTGAAGACGGTCAATATGTTTATGTATTAAGGGTGTACGTTGCTGGTGTAGATATTACAGAATTATTCGAACAGGAATGGATGCAAAATGAATTAGTAGAAATTTACCTTAAAAATCAAGAGTTATGAAAATTTACGCAAAAATACACGCAGCAAAACAAGAGATAGGAGTAGTTAAAAAGAACGCTAAAAACCCACACTTTAAAAACACATACGCAGATTTAAACGCGTTAATTGAAGCGGTTGAACCAATACTACTAGAAAAGGGTTTAATACTCTTACAACCGATTAAAGACGGTAAAGTGTTCACACAGATAATAGACATTGATAACGGAGAAATGATTGAGAGCAGTATTGAACTAACTCCAAACTTAACAAGTCAGGCGCTCGGAAGCCAAATTACTTACTATCGACGTTACCAAATTTCAAGTATTTTACTTTTAATGGCAGACGACGATGATGGTCAAAAAGCAAGCGCGCCACAAGCAATTAATAAGCCAATTTGTTCTCCTGCATTATTTGAAAAAGCAATAAGTAGATATGAAGGATTAGAGTTAGATGTATTCGACAAGCTTAAAACAGCATACACATTGACAGCACAACAACAATTAGAAATTAACGAAATAACTAAAAGATGAATAATTTAGAAAGACAACAAAGAGAAAGCGTTATTGAAATCACACCAACTACGCTACAGGATTACTTCGGAATATTAATCGAAGCGGTTAGAAATGGAGAGTTAAATGCTTTAGAATTATACGGTAAAGCAAAAGAGATTGAAGAGTTAGCGCAAAAGGTTAAAATTGAAATACAAATGCTGGCAATAGATGAAGCGGAGAAACGTACCGAGAAAACTTTTAATTTTGGTAACTTTAAATTTACAAAAGTAGAAGGACGTAGAATGATTGACTATTCAGAAATTGAAGAATATCAGATTGCTAAGGCTAATTTAAAAGAGATTGAGGACAAATATAAGCAAGTTGCTTTAAGTAGCTTAGCGAGCTTAGACGAAAGCACTGGAGAGATACTTAAACGTCCGATCGTAACATTTAGTAAAAGTTCAATTTCAGTAAAAAATATTTAATATGAGAGAATTTCAAGACGATGAGAATATAAAAGAGATGAGATTCCTATTAAAATTATTCTTAACGATAATAGGATTAGTAGGAATAATGATAGGATTAACAGTTTACGAAATACTTACAAAATGAAAAGACAACTTAAAAAGAATATAATAGATTTTAGCGATATAGACCTTACTAATATCTTAATGATAACAGAAAATAACGGTTTAAAAGATGACGCTAATAGCCTTGTTAAATTAGCGTTTGAATTAATTAATAGATTAGTAGAAGCAGACCTTAAAATATTGAAACCATGAGACAGACAGCAGTAGAATGGCTTGTTGAGCAAATTACAAACGGCACATTACACACGAAAGAATTGATTAGCCAAGCCAAAGAAATGGAGAAGCAACAGATTATAGAAGCTCACGGAAATAAACTAAGAAAATCTAGTGGAGCGGGAACTAGCTACGAATATTGGGTAGGAGGTATTGATTATTATAACGAAACCTTTAAATCATGAAATTAGAAGAAGCTATAAACCTTTTAAAAATACACCAAGAATGGAGGCTAGGAGGCGAAGCAGAAATGATATACCCTAAGGAATTAACCCAAGCAATTGATATAGTAATAAACGAATTTACACTAATAAAAAAAGAGATGACAGCAAAAGAGAAAGCAGAACACTTGATAAGACAAATGACAGTAGACTTTAATATAGAGTACACACAAAGCAAGTTATGCGCTTTAATATGCTGCGACGAGGTTTTAGAACACTTACAGCTTCACGATATAGTAATGATAGATTATTGGGATAGGGTTAAATTAGAAATTGAAAAATTATGACGCCAAAAGAAAAAGCAATAGAGTTAATAGATAAATATTCAAATGCTGATTATACAGATATTAGTTTTAGTGGAGCTAAACAATGCGCTTTAATATGTTGTGATGAGGTTTTAGAACACTTACAACTTCACGACATCGTTATGATAGATTATTGGGATAGGGTTAAATTAGAATTAGAAAAACTATAATATGACACCAAAAGAAAAGGCGGAAGAGTTATTTAATAAATTTTATCCAAGAGCAACATCATACTCTTCGGATAGAAAAAATCAAAAAGATAACGCTAAACAATGTGCATTAATTGCAATAGATGAGATATTAGTACTTGGTAAAAAAATACCTTTGGAAGTTTTAGAGTTTTATTTAGAAGTTAAACAAGAAATAGAGAAACTATGATAACAGAATATTGTTTAGTAGGGTGCAAAGAAACACACCACCATAAAAACTGCAGCGAGTACACAACAGGAATAGACTACGTTAAGCCAAACTTCTTAGAAGCTAAGCAAGTAATTGCACGCGCTGGATATGCTAATTTGATAAGTACATTGAACATTTACACAATCATAGAAACTTATAAGCAACAGTACAGAATCCAATGCGACAACGGGAAAGTACACAATCTATCAAAGAAATTATTTTACAGTAAAATTTAAAGATATGGATAGCGAGATAGCATACGCAAAATGGCTAAAACAGTTTAAAAGAACTAGATTGATGCCCTTAACTAGAGAACATAACGGGGGCATTTTAAGAAACAAATATGAACGTAAAGATAAGATGGCATTTAACAAGTGTTTAAATGGCTTAGAATGGTTTAAAAACAACGAATATGAATAAGAAACTTACAGAACAAGAACAAAAATTGTTATACTTAAATAATAAAAAGTTTTACGATAGATTAATGGCTGAATCAATGGCAATGGCTCCTAGACTTAGAGATAACTATGAATTATTAAACAAAGTTTTTCCTAAATTTTATACAACGGACTTACTCAAAAAGTTAGATATGTTTTGCAATAGTTTATATTATTCTCAATCAGGTGAAAACTTAGCAGATGTGGCAGATGAAGAGATTTATAATGTAAAAAAGTTAGTAGAGTTTTTCGATAAAAGTTTTGAATAACGTCTGATGATAAACAATCGTTTTAATGTTGTTTATCATTTGTTATACACAGTACATTTTAAATTAAATTATAAATAATATGAAGGAAAAATTAGAAAATGAAAGACCAGAACCAATCGAACAAAAAGATGTTATTTGGGGTGAACGTGAAAAAAAAGAAAAAGTGAGTGTTTTAATAGGGCTTAGTCGCTCCCCAGGGTTCAAACCAATTTCTGATATGGAAGTTGGTGAATACGAGTATTGGTTAAGAAGTAATGAAGATTTATTTGATATTATACCAAATTTAGCATTAGAACTATCAAACTTTTTAAACCAACATAAATATGGTAATGAAGAAATAACATACTTAGACTTTCAACAACTTGGGTTTAAAGTTAAACACTATGATGAAGAATGGTGTAAATTTGAAAAAATAACTAACGATGGTGAAATAAGTGGAAAATTCTATTTTAAAACCAAACATTTAATGATTGCAAATTGGATTGACAACGAAGGTGAAAATTGTTATAATGGAACAATTCATAGTAAGAAATTTCTATTTGAAGTATTAACATCATTAAGTACTGTTTCACGAGAAGAAATTTTAGGTATTGGTAGAAAATATATGGATTAGTATTGTGTATAACGTTTCGGTGATTGACGAAACAGCTAACAGGATCGTACTTGTCAAGCCGTTTTGCCAAACACCTGTTATAAGAAGTTTTTAATTTTAATTTAATAGATATGAATACATGTTGTAAAGTTTTCCCTAAATTAATAAGGGGATTTAAGTGGATGCGATTTCCAGAAAATAATAAAATATTTTTAACAGTGCCACACTTTAAGATTGATACGGTACTGTACAGAGTTAATAATTGTCCTTCTTGTGGCGAAGAAGTAAGAGATGTTATTTTTGATAAAGATGATTTGCACCGCTTAAATCTCTTATAACGTTTTGCAACTACGCTTAACGGCTCTCGGATTAGTACGTTTCAATCCGTTTAGTGTAGATGCGGTTAGGTGCAGTATTTAATTTAACAATGTAAAATTATAATTATGAAAACAGAAAAATGGGAATTATTCACTCCAGAACATATTGGATGTCAAAATGTAAGACTTGGTGAAGATATTGGATTTGGAGCATTTATTGAAGTATGGCATCATCAGTTTGAAACTATTGAAGAAGCTAAAAAAACAGCCTTACTAATTTCAAAAGCTCCAGAAATGCTTGAATTATTGGTGAAATTATGTAGTTTAAGTCCTAATAATACAATTCAAGTTGCTGGATTAATGGATAAAGCTGAACAACTAATTAAAAAATCAACTAAAATATAGGTCGACGGGTGCGTTCGTAATATTGCACCTAACGTCGTATTAGCGTCTGCGAAGTTGCGCTAATCAAGTGTTATAACGTGCCAAAATTAAAATTTATACCTACTTTTGGCATACACACATAGCTGCTTAATGCGTATTGTTCGGTTAAGCAACTGAATAGGGGGAGTAAAAATAAACGCAATTATTTTGTCTAAGCTCTCCCTATTCTATTTTGGCAATATTATTAACTTACTGCCAAAACACAAATACACCATAAATAGAATCATTTGCCGTATATTTGTGCATGAAATATTTACCAATCTTACTTTTATTATCCTGCAATACTAGCGTACACCAATACAATCTAGATAGTCAACGTAAAACTATGCTGAAATATGACAAGCAAAGCATACGTAAACAGCAGAATATAAGAGATGAGAGAGGTAAAACACTATTTAGAATTAATATAAATAAGAGTAAAAAGATTATAATTAAATAATTATTACTATATTTGTACACGAAGCTGGACACTTCTAAAAACATTATTATAAAGTCATTTATCAAAGGTAGTCCAGCGCCTTTTTTAAATGGCTTTTTTATTTACTAAAAGTTACTGGTTATCTTAAAACCTTTATTTTATTATGAGTGGTGTATCTTTAATGTTTCACGATTATATAGATGAAACAACTTTATTAATGACATTAAAAAATAAAGAATATCTTTGTCTTTATATTGAAAATAATATTCAAGAAGAATATGGCTGTATTTATTTAGATAAATTAACAGCTATTAAATTATGTAAAGAGTTAAAAAAACAAATTGCTATTCTTGATTACTTATGAGAAAGGCAATAAATTTTTTCCGCAGCTATTATGAAATAGCAAAAGAATTAAGCGACAAAGATAGACTTTTATTTTATGATGCTATCATGAATAAACAATTTGAAAACATAGAACCTAATTTAACAGGCATGAGTAAATTTGCGTATCTATCTCAAAAACATTCTATTGACTCTCAATTAAAAGGATATTTTGACAAAACAAAAGATGAAAAATTTGACCCTAGCAAAGGGGGTAGCCTAGACCCTAGGCAAGGGGGTACCGAACCCCCTGCCGTACAAGTACAAGTACAAGGGAAAGAGAAAGAGAAAGAACAATATAATAGTACCGAGTCTATCGACTTCGGAGTGTTACTAAATTATATTAATTCATCTCTAAACAGAAAGTTTAAAATAATCAATGATAATATTAAAACAAAATTTAAGTCAAGATTAAAAGATGGTTATACCAAAGAGGATATTAAAAACTGTATAGACAATTTAAAAAATATTCAGTATCATAAAGATAATGGTTATCAATTTTGTACTCCTGAATTTATTTCAAGAGCTGATACTCTAGATAAATATTCTGTAAAAACTGCGGAAATAAAATTAAGTAGTGAAGATGAGTATTACAATAACGTAATGAAACAAGTAAACGCAAATAAATTATTATGATATTAGAAGCAGGACATAGCACAGATTATCTACATGACTATATGAATGGTAAAATACCTTTTGGATTAGGTATAGGATGTTATTTAGATGACCATTTAAAATGGAAAACAGGACAACTTAATATTATTCTAGGTCATGACAACGTAGGTAAAACATATTTCATTGAATGGTATTTTTTAGCACTAGCAACTCAACACAATTTAACATTTACTTTATTTATGGATGAAAACTATCAGGGTAAGGTTATGCGAGATTTAATACAGATGTACATGGGTAAACCTTTTAAGGATTTAACTCCTACAGAATTACGAAAGGGAATTATAAAAATGGAGCATTATTTTAAATTTGTAGATAATCAAAAAAGATATACTCCAGATGAATTATTAAATATTTTTGCTAATTCTAATACTGATAATTATTTAATTGACCCTTTTAATGGATTAAAAACAGCTATGAGCTACAGCAGCAACTACGATGTATTAAACGAATTAAAACACTTTACTAAAAACGGGAAGACAATCTACGTAAATACACACCCAAGTTCTGCAAGTGGTAGACGCTCTGCTGTATATCCTGAAAAGCATCATTGGGCTGGTCATGTAATGGCTCCATTAAAAAGTGATATTGAAGGAGGTAAAGCATTTGCGAATAAAGCTGATGACTTTCTAGTAATACACAGAATGACTCAACACCCAACGATGTGGAACCAAACAATGTGTGAAGTAGTAAAAGTTAAGGACACCGATACGGGTGGGATGCCTACAAAGTTAAACAGCCCAGTACTTTTAGATTATAATCGTGGCTTAGGGTTTAAGGTTGGAGCTATTGATTGCATAAAACGAATTAAAGAAGCACAAACAAGTATTTTAAAACCTAATAACGATTTTTAATGGACGACTTAAGATTAACACAATCGGAAATTTATTTATCAATGACAATAAATAAACTACTATTTCGCAAAATAAGCATGAAAAGGAAAGGTTTAAGCGACTTAAAGATAAAAGAAGTAGAAAGTACTATCAATGATTTAAACATAGTCTTAAACACGTTTAAAACGCTTGAAAAAAATTATAGGGTTGCACGTACTAGAAACTTCGATTTAGAGCTTTTGTGGTTAATGGCGAAAAAAGAAACAAATGAACAGATTAAAATTAACGATGAACTAATAAAAATGATATGAAAAAAGAACTTGAAAGGTTAGGATTTGAACGAGTGGATACTCCTGATATAATTTTATATAGAAAATATAATATTACGATTGAGAAAGTGTTTTGCGGTTATTTAATTAATAAACCGTATAAAATATTCAAAACAGTAGATGAACTTAGAAAAATTATAGAACATGGAGTATAATAATGATTTTAAATATGACTTAAAAATAGGTCAGACAAAAGAAATTGAAATAGGGAACATATTTAAAAATAGCACAATAGAAATTAAATATGATTTACAAGCTTTAGAAACTAAAAATGTTTATGTAGAATATTTTAGTAGGGGAAAATTAAGCGGTATAAGTACAAGTCAAGCAGATTATTATTGTTTTGCTTTTGGAAATACGTTTCATTTTATATCTACTGCTTTACTAAAATTAAAATATAGAAAGCATTTAGGTACTGAAAGAGATAGAAAAGGAGGTGATTTAAACAGTTCAAAAGGTATTTTATTACCAATTAATGAATTATTTTAGTATGGAAAAGATAAATATCAAAGCATTAAGCGTAAATTCGTGCTATCAAGGTAAGAGATTTAAGAACCAAGTACATAAAGAATATGTATCAGAAGTTATGAGGCAATTACCTATTTTTTTTATTGGTCGACCTCCGTACAAGCTTATTTTAGAATTTGGATTATCTAGTAAGCTTCAGGACTTAGATAATTGTATTAAAGTTTTTCAGGATTGCTTAACGGTAAAATATGATTTTAACGATAGGGATATTTATCAACTTGAAGCGGTTAAATTAAATGTTAAAAAAGGTGAAGAGTATATTAAATTTGATATAATAGAAACAAGATGAGCGATATAACAATGTGCAGCGGCAATAATTGCCCTAAAAAAGAAGAGTGCTACAGATTTACAGCATACGCAAGCGAACACCGACAAAGCTGGTTTAATGAGCCACCATTTAAGATAGTGGAAGATAAGTTCACGTGTGATATGTTTTGGGGTGATAGGAACGAGCGAATTATAAACCAATTTAAAGATATAATGAAATGAACGAGCTAGATGTATTAGTTGAGAGATTAAAGAAAATAGGTATTGAAATTCAGTTGACTGGTAACATACCTTGGATTTATTTAAGAAGTGTAAACGGTAATGTAATTAAACAAGAGGATTGCAAAAACGCTAATTACGGTCATTGTATTGCATGGTACCCTTCTTTTAATTATGATACTTATCATATTAATTGGCATGATATTAAATATACCTTTGAATTAATTAGAAAATATAAATAAGATGAGTACAAAATTTGGAGTAAAAATACCTAGCACTGGTGAAGTTATACCAATAGCAAAGAGATGGAACGGACAAATAGAATTTACTAACCCTTTAGCGGAATTATTAAAAGATAAAACTAAAGTGATAGCAATGAATAACAGCTCTCAAGGGGTTTACACAATTAAAGATTTAAAAGATGGGTATAACAAATGAGTGCAATATGCAGTTAATGGCTCGCTACCCAGATAATTATTTTGATTTGGCAATAGTTGATCCTCCTTATGGAATTTCTGTAAATATGAATGCTGGAAGAAAAAAAGACACTAAATCAAAAAAAAGAACGGTTAAAAAATGGGATAATGAAACTCCTACAAAAGAATATTTTAATGAATTGTTTAGGGTTTCTAAAAATCAAATTATTTGCGGAGCTAATTATATGACCGAAAATTTACCAATTTCAATGGGTTGGATTTTCTGGGATAAATGTGTTGCAGAAGGATGCTCGTTTTCAGATGGTGAGTTAATTTGGACTTCGTTTAATCAAGCATTAAAAAAAGCCGTTATTCCTTATAGTGGTTTTATAGGTATGGAGGGCGAAAAGTTTCACCCAACAACAAAGCCCTCAAAACTTTACAAATGGATTTTAGATAAATACGCAAAGCAAGGCGATAAAATTCTTGACACGCACCTTGGTAGTGGCTCAATAGCAATAGCGTGCCACGATTACGGCTTTGACTTGACAGCGTGCGAGTTAGATAAGGAATATTACGACAAAGCAATGCAAAGAATTAATAATCATATTTCACAACAAAAACTATTTTAAGATGGGAAAGGTAACAATTGAGTTCGATTCAGTAGAAGAGCAAGACGATATTAACATGGCATTGAATGGCTATAAGTATAGCGTAATACTACACCAATTAGATAATGATTTGAGAAGCATAACTAAGCATGGAGTTTATAGAAATAGGGAAGCTACATCAGAAGAAATAGAATTAGCACAGGAATTAAGGGATAGTATACAATCATATTTATCAGAATTTAACTTATCATTAATATAGCTATTTAAAAAACTTGTTTACCTTTAGCGTATGGTTGAAAACATAGAACGAATAATGGAGTTGTTTAACTCTGGAATAGGGAAGACAAACGTAGCGAGGCAAATATGTGAAGAGCAAGGAATTGAATTTGACCATAACCATAGGAGGAGCGTAGGCAAACTAATTAATCGTAGGTTAAACAATGGTATTAATCAAGAGTGCGAAGCCGTAGGAATAGATATAGATAAAGTAAAGCATTATTGGTATAAAGGTGAGCATTATTCTATCAATGTAAAAGGGGTCGAATCTGACCACTTTAATTACGAAGAGTTTAAACAAGATTTTATCAGCACAGTTGAGAATATTAAACCTAACCATATTAAAATTGAGCGGTCGGAACTCATCGAGGACTCGCACTGTTTACTTATAGACCCTGCCGACATTCACATAAACAAACTTTGTTCTGCATTTGAAACGGGTGAGGAATATAACTCACAAATTGCAGTTCAAAGAGTTAAAGAAGGCGTTTATTCAATACTTAAGAAAAGTAAATATTTCAACATTGATAAGATTATATTAATAGTTGGTAATGATGTTTTAAACACTGACAATGCTAAGAGCCAAACGACAAAAGGCACACAACAGGACACACACTTAAAATGGTTCGATGCGTTCATAATGGCTAAACAATTATACATTGACATTATAGAAACTTTGGTACAAATTGCAGACTTAGAAATAATTTATAACGTCTCTAATCATGACGAGATGAGCGGCTTTTTTCTAATGGATTCTTTGTACAGTTGGTATAACACACATCGGAATATAGAATTTAATAGAAGCCCATCACATAGAAAGTATACAACCTACGGAAAAAATCTAATAGGCACAACGCACGGAGACGGAGCAAAACAAAATGATTTACCATTACTGATGTGTCATGAAGCTTCAAATTATTGGCACGATTGTAAACATAGATATTGGTTTACTCACCACGTTCACCACAAAACAAGCAAGGATATTATGAGCGTACAAATAGAGTCTTTACGTTCACCTAGCCCTGCTGATAGTTGGCACCATAAAAGCGGTTACCAACACTCACCTTTAGCAATTGAGGGTTTTATATTTCATAAGGAGTTTGGGCAAGTCGCACGTTTAACAACTTTATTTTAAAAATTATGGATATATTTGAAACTAAAATATTACTTTTACATTTTAACTATCATTGTAGAACGAAAAAAAACGTATCTTTGAACATGGTATTTACATATTATTTGAATTGATGAGTAATAAATTAATGATAGAGCTATCAAAGTATCACTCCGAGTGGTGTAAGATTGTACGGTCATTTGGTGTAAGCTACGATACTTGCGAAGACGTAGTTCAGGATATGTATTTAAGACTAAACAAATTGTCATCTTACGAAAAGCTATTTAAAAACGGTGTGCTATCAAAGTCTTATGTTTGGATTACTTTAAGAAATTTACAGTTCCAACAATTTAAACAGGACAACTTAACTATTTCACTAAGTAACTATGATATACAAATAAATGAAAATTGTACTTTAGATGAGGTTAAAGCGCGTTCTAATTTTAATGTAAAGATTAACAAAGAAGTAACGAAGTGGAATATGTACGACCAACTATTATTCTCAATTTATATGAACGATTCAATTTCAATGCGGGATATTTCAAAAGGTAGCGGAATAACTTTGAGAAGCATACAAAGGACGTTAGAGAATTGCTATCGTAGGTTAAGACAAAATGTAGGTGAAGACTATCAGGATTTAATTAATAAAGATTACGAACTAATATAATGGCTAAAAACATAAATAAACACTATAATAACTAATATAATGGCAGTAAAAGTTATAAAAAGAACGGGTGAACTTAAAGAATTTACACGAGAATATTGGACTAAAGCGACATTGTTTAGAAAATCAAAACACTTTAGAACCGTAACGTATTTAAGGGAAAAATGTATTTTAAAAAATGGTGAAAGTATTTATTTACCATTAGAAATAGAAAAATTAGAAACTATATATATATAACTATGGCAAAAAGAAGAGTAAGCAAAGGATTAGGTGATACTGTAGAAAAGATTTTACACGCTACGGGAGTAGATAAATTAGTTCACTTTATTGCAGGAGAGGATTGCGGATGTGAGCAGCGAAAAGAAAAACTTAACAAGTTATGGAAGTATAAAAAAATAGAATGTTTAATTGAAAGTGAACATGAATTTCTTACAGATTTTTTCAAGACGTTTAAAAACCAAGTTTCACCGGCTGAACAAGGTTATCTACTCAAGATATATAACCGCGTATTTAATGACAAGCAAATGGCTACAAGTTGTGGCGACTGTTGGAGAGATATTCTTAAGGATTTGAGATTGCTACATGCTGAATATAAACAAGATTAATATTGAATAATCAAAACGAATTCGATGGCAGGAAAAGGAGGAGCTACAATTGGTGCGGGTAGAAAATCAAAAGACGAAGAAAAACGTATTAGAGATTTGACAAGTCCTTACGCACCAGGAGCAATTGATTGTGTGATTGCTATAATGAAAGATATTAATGAGAAGGCTAGTGATAGAATTGCAGCAGCTAAATTAATTATTGCTTATGCTTATGGTAATCCTACAAGCTTAATAGACCATACAACACAAGGCGAAAAAATACAGAATATTATTAGTTTAGGAATAGGCATAAACCCGAATACAGATGAAGTACAAAATATTGAAGACTAAAGGAAGTGTAATTACATTCAGGGTAAAGAGTGAATGTGAATATAACGGGTTAAAATTAGACGTAGATGTGAGTGGCACAGACCCGCATAAATTTCTAGATGATTACGTTTGCAGCGGTAAACTACGTGAAGAGATGGATGAGTGGTTTCAAACATTACCTAAAAAAGATTGAGATTATTAGTAAAGCAAGAACACGCAACTTACTATCTAAACGATAGGACAACTGAAGAAGTTTTATATGGAGGCGCTGCAGGTGGTGGTAAATCCGCTTTCGGTTGCCTTTGGCTTATATCTATGTGTCAAAAGTATCCCGGTGTTAGATGTTTAATGGGAAGGGCAAAACTGAAAACGCTAAAAGAGACTACACTAAACACATTCTTTGAGTTATCTACTTCTTTAAATATCGGAGCTGAATACAACTACAACGCACAATCAAATATTATCTATTTTAATAACGGTAGTGAAATAATACTCAAAGATTTATTTTTATACCCTTCAGACCCAAATTACGATTCACTTGGGTCACTTGAAATTACATTTGCCTTCATTGATGAATGTAATCAGGTAGTATATAAAGCATGGCAAATAGTAAAGTCAAGGATTAGATATAAGCTAAACGAATATGACTTAATTCCAAAGATTTTAGGCACGTGTAATCCTGCTAAGAATTGGACTTATAAAGAGTTTTATTCACCTGATAAGAACAATACCTTACTACCTTACAGAAAGTTCATACAAGCCCTTCCGAAGGACAACCCGCACTTGCACCCGTCTTACTTAAAATCGTTATTACAGTTAGATAAGAACAGTAAGCAAAGATTATACTACGGCAACTGGGAGTACGATGATGACCCTAGCACGCTAATTGACCAGGATAGTATTATAGACTATTTTAATCCTATTCATATTAAACGTGAAGGACAGAAATACATGACTATTGATGTTGCTCGTATGGGTAAAGATAAAACGGTTTTTAGAGTGTGGCATGGTTGGCTTGTCGTTGATAGATTTGAGATTGCTAAAAGTGGTTTAGATGTGGTATTAGAAAAACTATACGAACTACAAAGAAAGCACGGTATAAGTTCTAGCAATGTTATTGCTGATGAGGACGGAGTAGGGGGTGGTTTAATAGATTTTACTAAACCAAAGATAAACGGGTTTGTAAATAATAGTAAAGCATTGAACGGTGAAAACTACGACAATTTAAAAAGCCAATGCAGTATCTTAATGGCTAAGAAAATAGTATTAAAAGAAGTAGGTGAGATTTGCAACGATGGTAATGTAAGGGATATTACAAGCGAAGAGATGGAGCAAATTAAAATGAAGGATATAGATAAAGATGGTCGTTTGTCAATCATTCCTAAGGATAAGATTAAAGAAATGATAGGTCGGTCTCCTGATGAGTGGGATAGTATAATGATGCGTTATTGGTTTGAGATTAAACCCGTAGGTAATTACGGTATTAGATAGGGGGTACAAATATGAATTAAATTAGTTTATAAGTATGAAGTTAGAAGTTATAAGAGCAACAAACGTGAACGAAATTAGTCTAGGAGCTTATCAAAAGTTTCAAGAGGTTTGCGCTACTTCAAATGATGAGGAGTTTATCTCTATGAAAATGATTGAGATTTTTTGTGGTATTGATTTAAAAGACGTAGCTAAAATTAAGCTTAGTTCAGTAGCTGAAATGATTACTCACTTTTCAAAGTTATTCTCTACTAAGAATGAATTTACACACAGATTTAAAATAGGCACTCAAGAGTTCGGATTTATTCCTAGCATTGAAGATATAAGTATGGGTGAATATATTGATATAGTTAAGTACAGTTCAAGTTGGGAGGATATGCACAAAGCTATGGCTGCTATGTATAGACCGATTGTAAAGACAAAAGGTAACGCTTACGAAATACAAGAGTATTCAGGGACTGTAAACTATGCAGACGTAATGAAGTTTGCGCCTTGTGGAATTGCAATTGCAGCAAGTGTTTTTTTTTGGACTTTAGGAAACGAATTAATAAAGGCTATCCCACACTTTTTGGAGAAGAAGATGAGCAAGCAGATGAAAACGACTTTAGCGAGTCAACTCAATTTAGCAAACGATGGGGATGGTATCAATCAATTTATGCAATCGCTAAGGGAAACTTGGAGCGATTCGATGCAGTTACCGCACTTTCACTTCACCAATGCTTAACGTATTTAACATTTGAAAAACAAAAATTAGCCGTTGAGGTGGCACAAATAAAAAGACAAAACAGATGAGCGGATATTATACTTTAATCGATACTTTAAAACAATTACTAATAGATTCACCTTTTGTAAATCAAGTTACTGAAGGGGATTTGTACGATGTAGATTTATCTAAACAAACTATTTTCCCTTTAAGCACATAATAGTTAATAACGTTTCT